TTACTTCTAAAACATAACTCATTTGTCTATAAGCTTTTCTACTAGTTTATCAAGCTTATTATGGATTGCTCTGAAATGATCATTCATTTCTTGCAGTTCTCTAACGAAATCCACTTTTAAAACATACTCCAATGGCATACGGTTCACATGTTCCTCCAACGCATTAATACGTAGTCTTTGATTCTCTACTGTTTGTATAGCATCTCTTAATCTCTCACGGTGCCTTTCTAGAACTTTACTGGCTATCCATCCACCTCCTGTTAAAGAAGAAATAACAGCACTGAAAATTATAGCAATATACTCAGGACCCACGATAGTACCCTTTTTCTTTATTCTAAACCCTTTAATAGTCCTAACCGACGTGCTTCATCTAAAGTTCCATCAGCGAAGGGTGCTGTTCTAAATAAGTCCATAATATACATCCCTCTTACACCTCTACCTGCTATACCTCCTAACCCTAAAGTTGACCTCATCGACATAGGTTGTGGTGGTGTCATATATTTACCTGCTATAGGTTGTCCAGGGGGAGTAGTACCTTGAAAAAGGTTATCTAATGACATTACTTCAATTATTCAATGTTAAAAGTCTAAATGAAGTTGACCTTTACGAGCTAATCCATTTACAAGCCAAACTAAAGCATCAACACAATCATCATGACCACTAACTCCAAAATTAGTCAATTCCTCAAACATGTGTGTAAAATTCCTAAACCTATTGAATATTATCTTCCTGTCCTCGAACATACCCATTATTCCCCTGAAGCGAGCAAGTTTATCTGCCCTGAAACCTTTCACAGGATGCCAGATTAAATTGTAAAGTCCTTCATTCTGTTGACAAACTCTTTTAAAATCAGCCTCTAAAGAAGCTTGATATTGAACAGCTTCAGACCAGACATCACATGTGGAATAGGTGGGAAAATAATTTTCGTTCGCATCCTTACCTATTATTGACCAGTCGTATAGAAGCTCTTTTAGGGCATCTAATTTTTCTAGGTTACCCATAACCCTAATACGACGATAATCAATTATATGTATACGATCTTCAATACGTCCTCCTAAAACCATCACGGTGTAATCATTCTTTTCTTTTACACCTGCTGATAAATCAACTCCAATACCTAAAGTATCGAATTCAGTTGCTATCTCCGCTTTAACTATTAATTCTGGAGCTAATGATAATTCATTCTGTCTAACTATCTGATTCATGTACTGAAAGGAAAAAGCTATAGGTGCCTGTCTTTTTTTCTCTTTTAAATATTCAAGAGACCACATATCAGGCCAATAGGATTCTTCTTCCCCAGTTTTAGAATCGTTCAGTATTGCAGAAAGAACTATCTGCGTCCAGTTGTTTTGTTCATTAAAAGTAGTAGCGTGTATGTCATCATGTCTAAATCTAGTTCCTAAACAGATAGCTCTAGCTCCTTCAAACATGGTAGGTGCTATAACAGCATTCCAATTCTCTTTCATCTGATTTCTGATATCTGGATTAGCAATATCAGCTGATGATTTTATAGCGTCATCAATCATAACCAAATGAGAACGTTTAGATGTAACTGAACCTTTTAAACCAGCTGCACATAATGTAAATTGTTCTTCTCCAGTAGTATCTATACCTGCAAATTTATGATCTATCGACCAGTACTCATTACTGGTTACGTTTTTCATTAATCTTACTTTTGGGAATACCTCTTGATATCTTTTACTTTCTATAATTCTTTTAATTGTTGCGGACTTCGATCTAGCAATATCCACGGTGTAAGACAGGTATAAGACCTGTAGAGGCTGTCTAGCCTGTGTATGTATACCAATAGCCCAAGCAGTTAAAAGACCCAATACAGTAGATTTAGCTGATCCTCTAGGAGCAAGCAGATCTACGTTAGGACCTGCAATTTTTAATAAACAGCTACTATCCTCATTAGTAACAAAATGTCTGTGCCAAGTTTTATGATGTTCTGCTGGGGGTTTATCGGCTACAAATTCACAAAAATATCCAAAGTCTTCTCTAGCTTTCTGTACCAGTTCCAGATTTTTAGGTTTCTTAATCTGCTGCTTACGAGCTGCTGCTTTAGCATTACGTCTGTAAGCAAGATGAGTATAAGAAGGCACTAATAAATAATTAAGCTACTACTAAATATTACCTTATTTCTTATTCTTTGGCTCTCCAGCTTGTTTCTTAGCTTTATAAGTCTTAGCCGCTTTTTTAGCTTTCCTAGCTTTATCTAAAGCTGCAGAACGCTTTTCCTTATCACTCATTTCAGAACCATCTTCTTTTTTCTCATTCTTATTCTTAAAGTATTCAAGAAGCTGAGGTGGCATTTTTTTCTTAGCCATTATGCAACAGTTTTATTTATTCACTTCTTTTTATTTTAACTTTACTATTCCTCTAGATGCATCCTAGCCCAAACACTCATAGTAGCTTCTTCTAGGGGACTCTCTATTGGATCATCTTTAAAAATAAACATAAGTTCTCTAATAGCCCTATCAGCACCTGCCATAAGTAAACCTTTACGATCTCTCATGTTAGTAAAACTTTCTATCTCAGATATGGTACTTCTTAACTCTTTTTGCATCTGTGCTATTCTTCCTACCCCAGCGTCTCTTTTAACAACTCCATTCTCAATATCTTCTCTTAACTTACGTATATCTTCCTGCATTTCATCAATTTCATAAAGAAGCTTTTTTCTGTGATCTGGCTTCTTGTAATTCTTTTTTATCCACAAATCACACGGAGTTATGCTACCTTCATACCCTAAAAATCGGGAATAAAGGTAAGATTCTATTATTGAATTATTATCAGATACAAAAGAGCAAAAAGACTCCTGTGTTGCGGAGTCTAAGTTATCTACCCAATTATTGAATAAATTAATATCTATAAGCTGATTGGGCCTGTTTACGATCTCTTTCTTCGTCTCTTTCGCGGAACTCTTGCTGTTGACGGGCAGTTTCTCTCGTTTCTGCTCCACCTTTACCAAGGGTTTCTCTTTCTTGTTCACCAGCATCCTCCATTTTCTTTTTGGAAAATTCGTAAGCTACACCAGCTGCCTGTCGATATTTATCCAGGTCAAAATAATCGTCTGACTCATAAGTGCTATCAACAGCCATCTTAATAACCTATAAATGTGGCTTAGAAGTTGCTCATCATGTTAGCAAGACCACCTGCGAAGATGTCTCTACGTCCTTCAACAGACTTCTGTCTTTGCTGTCTCTTTTTAGAAGCTTCTAACTTTTCTAGCAAGTCTTGGAACTGAGCTAGTTGAAACTCATCCATAGCGGTTCCTTCTGCGGAATTCACATCCATTATGTTTGGATTGGTCATAATCTTATTTATGAAATTTAAAGTCCTGAATTAATTATAACAATAGATATTTTTAAAAGCTAAAGGATCCAATAAGGCTCTTATACATATCACCAGTATTTTGTATCCTAGCAATATCTTTAGCTCCTTCGTTCTTGATTTTTTGTGTTTCTTTATCTATCTCTCCTTGAAGGTTAGTCAAGCCAGCACTGTATATAAATTTACGACCCTCTCTCATTCCTTCTATACCTTCATCCAGCTCTTTGATACTACGTGCTCCACTGAAGTACTCTTGATAATTAGGAAGGGAAACACCTGTTCTTTTTTGTAAATCTGTACCTTCCGACGCTGACTCTCGTTTATCTAAATAAGCTTGATAATCTTTCAGGTCTATAGGGATTCCAGAAGGGCCTACGGGGCCTGTATAAGATTCGGTTGCTGCTTGGCTTGAATATTTAGGTAACAGATCTGAATCAAAAGTAAAGGTACGTTTACCAGTCCTGTTGCCTTCTGCATCAACTGTCTGTTTTCCGTATATTACGTCATAGTAATTATCTAGGTAATTTTTATTGAATTTTTTAGCATAGTCTGAACTTAATTTTATTGACTCACGTAAGCCTTGAACACCAGATCCTCCATAAGCTCGGTCTTTAAGATTTTGCAAGCCTGTAGAAAGTTCATCTGGTGTGGCTGCTCTACCTAGTAAATCTTGATAGGCTAATTTTACGCCAGCCGTACGTTGTTGTTCTTGTAAACCGCCCTCTCCTTCATAAAAACTTTGTAAAGACGTTAAATACTGCTCAGGACCTTTACCTGTATCTGTATATAAACGTTCTGGTGCTTCACCTTCTTTGAAACCCCTAGTAAGATCATACTTATCTATATAACCTTGCAACTGATTTTGAGCTTGTTGAAAATTTAAAGAACCCGATTGTAACTGACCTTTAGTACGTTGATATAAATCAGTTAAACCAGAAGCTCCTGTCTGTCTCCTTCTTAATTCCGCAGCAGCGTCATCTTCTCTCTGTTGCTGTGCACGTTCGTCTAATTTAGTTTCACGTTCCTTCTGATACTCTAGATACTTTTCGAAGCTATCATCCTTTTCAATTTTAGGTGCGTTGTAAACAGTCTTTGATCCCATGATTCTCCTAACTGAAGTAACCGTAACTACTTGATATAGGCCCGAACATGCCTTCCATCATAGCTCGACGTTGTGCTACTGCTTCTTTTATCCTGCCTCTTCTTGCTCTCTGCTTTGCTTGTATAGCCTCAGGTCCTGCCTGCTCTCCTACCATGGCTCTAAAATCTTGTATATTAGCTCCCCTCGTTAAATCCCTTCCTCTAGTAGCAGAAAATTCGAAAGCATCTTGTTGACGTCCTTTTTCTAAATCTGCTCCATATCCATAATCGGCAACATTCTGTCCGATGAACTTAGCTAGGTTACCTTTCCTAGCTTCTCTGTTCATCATTATATTATTCTTTAGCTGATCAGCAGCAGCATTCATCTGAGCCTGTGCAGCAGAAGCCTGTGATCTAGCCCCAAAAATGCTACCGGCTAAACTTAATCCTCCTCCTAATATCGCTCCAAACATGCCGCTTCCTCCAGTGGGCTTTGATGAAAACATTGAGATATCACCTGTACTAGGTAATCCTCCTCCTTGGGCTCCGTACGGATTTGACCAGGTACCTAATGCCATTCTACAACCGGAAATATTTACCAGCTATTTTTTGCTTGGTAGGATTTGTCGCTAATACTTGATTCTGAGACGCCATCGCAGCCATATTAGTACCTGTTAAATTCATCACGTTACGAGCTGCCTCCATCGCTGCCTGACCTCCTATCAAAGGAGACATTGCTAAATTAGATATACCTGCTCTTAACGCATCTCTATTCTTTGCTCTTTCTCTTACTTGAGCTACCTTATCCATATAGGGTCCAATGTCCATTCCCATGACATCTTTGAAAGAGGGAACTTTAGAAGGATCAAGTTTGTCAATAGTACCTCCTTCAGCGTTTTCTTTATCTTCTAGTCTTCTTTTAATATCTTCAGCAATATCATCCGGACTTTGGAAAGTAAGTGCACTTCTAATCTTAAATTGTAAACTATCAGGAACAGTAAATGGATCTGTGTAAACACCTTCCCTAACATATGGGGATGCGGACTCGTCTTTTGGAGGAACAAACCACCTCATGAAATTCTCAAAATTATTCATGTTTGCTTCTGTTGCTCCTGAGCCCGGAGTATTACCTTTAGGCATGATTGTTATCTCCCATAAACTGAACCTAACATGGACTGAGCTAATCCCATCTGACTACTAATCATATCTCTTGCCATTTGATTATTCCTAGCTTGTTCATAAAGAGGTGCTAACTGTTTATACCTCTCCTTCTCTAATTTAGTTGCTCTCTCTAAACTCTTCTTAGTCTTCGCATACTGACTTAATGGAATACCTGCAAGACTGATATCTGGTCCTGTTAATGGATTATTTACATCAATACCTGCTATTCCTCTAGTAACACTTTGTCCAGCAGCTCCACCGGCAAGACCGCCTATCAAGCCTCCTGCTAAAACTCCTACTGGTCCGAAAGGTGCTCCTAGAGCAGCTCCTGCTTTAGCTCCAAGGAAACCTCCTCCAGCTGTTCCTGCTCCTCCTATTGGATCTCCACCTAATGCTTGTAAACCTCCCTGTATTAGAGGTAATCTTGTTGATACCATTCTTCCAACACCAGATGCTCCTGCAGCCAATGCTTGCTGAGAAAGGGGAGTAACAACACCAGCTCCCATAGGTATTCCTGCTGCTTTCATTGCAGTTTTAGGAAACATTCCATATATAGCTCTATTACCTAATGTTTGATATCCACCTGGTGCCGCTCTTAGCTGATTCATTAAAGCCTCAAACAGTACAAAGTCTTGTGCTCCTACTTTTGGTTCAGCCATTACTAGATCTTCTCTCTATTCTTATCTTTTAATTTTATCAGTACTATCATTAGCCCTGCGTATAATCTGAGGTAGTTAAATATTTAGGTCTGTTGGCACTAGCTATTGCCATATTTAAAGTCTTACCTGCAGCTGCACCGCCTAATGCACCTGCCAATGTCATACCAGCTGCTTTAAATCTTTGTGTCTTAGATCCTCTATTAGTAAGTAAGTTCTGATTTGCTGCAGTCTTCAATCCAGCTATACCTCCAGCTGTAGCTCCGACAGCTTGTAGTCCTACAGGAAAACCTACAACACGTATCTCAGGATATCCTTCTATATTTGCAGTTGTTCCTTTAAGTAAACCTAAACCTAACACACCACGATCTTGATACTGGCTACGCATTGCCTGTCCATATCTTTCAGGAGTAAGATCAGGAATATCTTTTTTAGCTGTTTCATATTTCAAAGGTCTACCTCTTCTTCCTAAGAAAAATCTTTCAAACAATTCCATGCCCGGTTCTGCTGTTTTTCTTCTATCCTGTGATCCTTTCTCTGCATAAGATTGTGCATAACCTTTTGGTCTAAATAATTCACCCGGATTAGTAACATCAAATATACCTAAGGAAGCAGCAGTAGGTGCTCCTACAGCACCCGTTACTAAAGCTCTCTGAACAGGACTTTTTATATCTCCTAACTGAGGGACAGCTTGTTCCACGATCTTTTGTCCTATAGCAAGAGGATGGTTATATCTCCAATAAAACTGTCTAGTTCCATCAGATAAAATATCGGTGGATACTCTAGCTGCATAAGCTCCTAGAAATTCTCCAACATTTTCTGCTCCTTTTATATTTACTTTTTTATTTCCTTTTACTGAGCGATCAGGTCCCTGATAACCCTGTCTTACATTCTTGTAAAATTCAGGATCAAAAACTGAATGTCTATAATCCTGACGTGCCTTCATTATCTCTTCAGCGTTTTGGAACCCTGTTTTTAGATTTTGAAAAAACTGAGGGAACATATTAGATTACTCCCATCAAATTACCAGCTAAATTAGGGGGCTGATATAGAGTACCGGGAGCCACAGGCATCACAGAACTCTCATCATATGCTTCGTTTTCTCTATACCGCTGAAATAGCTGCTGCCCAGCAATATTGCTTTGAGGTTTAGGATAAAACATCGGCTCTACAGCCAACACTGCTCCAATACTTCCTGTTACCTGTCCTATTGTTTGTGCTGGAGAAGGTGTGAATCCTGTCTTACTAGCCATAAAAGATTGGAAATCTGGACTAGCTACTCCTCTTTTTATTTCTCGTTTAATATTTTCAGGTACATCCCCATCTCTTATGTGTATAGATGGTCCTCCAGCAAAATTAACTGTCTTACCAAAAATTTTTCTTTTACCTAAAGCTCCTACTCCTGTAGCAAGAGCTGTGCTTCCTAATAAATCCGCTCCGGCAACTGTTAATCCTGCTATGGGATTACCGGTGCTGAGCATGGTAAATCCTCCAGAAGCCAAAGCACCTGGTAAAGAAGACATTAGCAAAGGCAGCATATCTTTAAATCTGCCAGCCATTTTCGTGCCTGTTAATAATTTAGTTGCTGCAGCTGCACTCATTAGACTACCTCGATGAATCTATTTTACTTCGGGTGATTCTTGCTTTGGAGTTTCCTGTTCCATTTCTTCAGTTTTTTCTCCCTGTGCTTCTTCTTTCTTTTCTACTTTTTCTTTTTTAGGTTCTGGTAAAGACGTATCACCCTGTAATAACTGAGCTACAGATCTATTACCTTCCACCTCGTTTTCAGCCCTTCTCTGAGCCTGTCCCATGATATAACCTTTAGGATCAGGATTACGTAATCTGGGCATAGGATTCTTGGAAGCCTTTTCAGGATTAAGAGTAGGACTTAACGCATATGCTTTAGCCCAGTCAGGATTAAAATCTGGTTGCTGTTGCGGACGCTGATATGTTCTAGCTCTTCCTTCCTCAAAGTCATAATCCATATTTCTATTAAATCTGCCTAAACCTTCAAACAATTGATAATCAGAAGTTACTTGACCATTGTCATCAAAGAAAGGGGTATTGGGAGCATAATTTAAACCAGGGTTTTCTCTAAGCTTACGAGTCATTGAACGTTTAGTCAGATCCCTAGCTTCAAACCTAGAAGGATTAAAAGGATATTCTCCTTCCGCAGCTTTAGCTGAAAACAGATCATCAAAATCTAGACGCTTTGTTATATCACCTCTTCTATTAAAAGGGTTGGTTATATATCTACCAAGATCTAAACGTGAATCTCTCATTTCTTCTTATCTTTCTTTTTCTTATTTAATCCTACCAATGTTTTACGAAGTCGTGCTTGTTTCACAGTACGTTCATCATAATCATCTGGATTG